AATGAATGGCTTAAGCAAAACCCCGAGATCGACATTGTGCCGGTACTGGACGAGACAGACCCAAACCCTACGGACGCGGCACCTACCGCCGCCAACTAGCAGAAGTACTGGTCGCGGTCGGTTGGTGGCCTAGCGACATTGGTTTTGACTCACGGGACTTGGCAACTGTCATTAAAGTGCTGAATGAGCAAAACAAACGGAGATAACACATGTCTGAGGTATCGGCAAAGATTGAAATTGTTGGGCTTAAAGAAGCCTTGAAGACGCTTAACAAAATTGACAAATCTTTACGCCGTGAAATCACAAAAGATTATAAGAAGATTGTTCAACCTGTTATTGACGATGCCAACGCGCTTGTTCCTACTGGCGTTCCCCTGTCTGGTATGGCGCGCAATTGGTCAACCAAATCAGGGTTCAAGATGTTGCCGTGGGTGCCAGGCTTTAAGCAGAAGATTGCTGCCAAGATCAATACTCGAAACATCAAAGAATACGGCGGGAACAAAACCAACGTAGGCCCGTTTCTCATTCAATGGCAGGGCGCTACTGGCACCATGTTTGACATGTCTATGGAAGGCCCACTAGGTCGCGCGTTGACTTCCCGTTATGGGAGCCGATCGCGAGTAATGTGGAAAGCGTACGAGCAACGCCAGAACGATGTCATGTCCGAGATGGAGCAGTTGGTTAAGCGCGTCATGGATGAAGCAAACAGAGAGACCGCATAATGGCAATTAATATCCCGATCATTTCTGAGTTTGACGGCAAGGGTATTAAGAAGGCTGTCGCCCAATTTAAGCAATTAGAGACCACGGGTGAGAAAGCCCAGTTTGCAATTAAGAAGGCTGCAATCCCCGCAGCTGCCGCGCTGACTGGTTTGGCTGTTGCTCTTGGTGACGCCACTAGCGCCGCAATGGAAGATCAGCAAGAACAGGCCGCTTTAGCCCTTACGTTGCAGAATGTGACTGGCGCTGGCGCTGCACAGACCGCACAGGTTGAAAAGCAAATTACTGCAATGAGTCGAGCGTCTGGCATCACAGATACCCAGTATCGCAAGAGCCTTGAAGCATTGGTACGCGGTACCAAAGATGTGAACCTTGCCATGAAAGACATGAACCTTGTCATGGATATCAGCACGGCCCTACAAATGGACAGCACCACCGTGGCCGACGCGCTTGCCAAGGCGTATCAAGGAAATTTCAAAGCATTGCGAACCCTGTCACCAGAGATGGCCACAATGATCAAAGAAGGCGCAACCCTTGACGAAGTGATGAACGTGCTCGGTGGAACCTTTGGCGGAGCGACCGCAAAGAACGCCGAGACCGCTGCCGGCAAGATGGCAATTCTTAAGAACTCAATTAGCGAAACTAAAGAGTCAATTGGCGCTGCATTGTTGCCAGTTGTCCAGGCGGTGCTTCCCGTCTTGCAGAAGTTTGCTGACTGGGCTCAAAAAAACCCAAACGCATTCTTGGCTATCGCAGCTGCAATTGGTTTGGTCGCCGCCGCGATCGTCGCCACCAACATTGCTATGGCATTAAACCCGTTCAGCCTTATCGCTGCAGGCGTAGCGTTATTGGTTGTTGCTCTTGTCGCCGCATATAACAAATTTGACTGGTTTAAAACAGGTGTTGACGCAATCATTAACGGCATCCTCAGCGCATTTGAGTCGGTTGTCAACGGCGCAATCATGATGGTCAACGGCATTATCCGCGCCTACAACGCCATTCCTTTGGTGCCAGATATCAGCACGATCAGCCACATCAATTTGCCGTCTGTTGGTGGGCCAGCAACACAAACCGCTGGACGATCAAACATTCCGCGCATGGCAGACGGTGGCATTGTCAACTCCCCTACTCTTGCCCTGATCGGCGAATCAGGCCCAGAAGCCGTGGTGCCATTAGACAAGATGAATACGGGCGGGGGAGTGACCATTAACGTCACAGGCGGACTCTCGACTAGCGCCGAGATTGGTCAAGCCGTTGTCAACGCATTGCGCGCCTACTCACGGAGTGCAGGGCCGTTGGCTCTGAACATTGCCTAATGCCCGGCACAGCTGTCGTTGACTCAGGCTATTACGACCTACAAATTGCCACAGGTTTTATTCAAGACGCGTTCACGCTTGACGACGCAACCAAAGGCGTTTTAGATAACACCAGTTACGTGCTAAACGGTACAACTGAATTTGCAAGCGTCATGGACTCAACGACCAGCATTACGGTCAAGCGCGGTAGACGCGACATTGGCGACACGTTTAGCGCTGGCACCATGACATTCACCATTCAAGACGTGGACGGCATATTTAACCCATTTGACGAAAACAGCCCGTACTACGACACCGCTCAAGCCAAGCCAGGTCTTGCACCAATGCGTGAGGTCAAGCTGATTCGATACGACTCAACCAATGTTGCCGAATACTTGTACTCAGGGTTTGTGGTCAACTACGACTACAACTTTGCTCTAGGCGGTCTTGACACCGTGACCGTGTATTGCGCCGACCAATTTTACCTGCTATCACAAACCTATTTAGACGCTTACAATCCGTCAGCCGAATTATCAGGTGCTCGAATCAACACCATTCTCAGCCTGCCAGAAGTTGACTTCCCATTACTGTCACGCAACATTGCGACTGGCACCGTAGAACTCGGTCATGACAGCTCGTACAACATTGCTGCGGGAACAAACGTGCTGCAATACATTTCTCAAATAAATGACACAGCCGAATTTGGTCGAGTCTTTATGTCACGCGCAGGTGTGTTGACGTTTGAAAACCGCATCGGCAACACCATCTCTGCGTCGGTAGCCGACTTCCATGATGACGGCACAAATTACAAGTACAACGGGGTGGGCATTTCGTTTGAGGCTGACGCCGTGGTCAATCGCGTAGTCGTCACGGGTCTTGACGGAACGACAGCCACCGCATCGGATACCGCGTCCATTGCCCTGTATTTTATCCAAACAAACAGCATCACCAACAGCTTGTTGCATAACCAAAGCGACGTGGACACCGCAGCGTCTTATCTACTTAACCCTGAACCAGAAGCCAGATATACGTCTGTTGAAACCGCTTTCTTGATGCTGACCGCAGCCCAGCGGGACAATTTGGCAACCCTAGAAATAGGTGACACTATTACGGTAGAAAAGACATTCCCAAGCGGTGCCGGCACGACCGAGTTGGCGCAAGAGCTGTCAGTTGAGGGCATTGAGCATTATTTGGATTTCAGCACAGGCCATAGGGTGCTTTACTCAACTGCCCCGACCACAATCGTTTACGAGCTGATATTGGATAATGCAACGTATGGCGTACTTGATGCGCTTAATGTTTTAGGATAAGGAGCACTTATGGGAGCAAACGCAGTTACCTCGGTTTACGACTACACGGCAGGTCAGATATTGACCGCCGCGCAAATGGACAACGTCAATTGTGGCATTCCAGTATTTGCCACGACTACGACACGTGATGCGGCTTTTGGTGGCACGGGCGAAAAGGTTTTGGCACAGGGCCAGTATGCCTATATTGAGGCAACTTCGAGCCTGATGGTTTACACAGGAAGCTCATGGGCAACTGTAAACGCAAGCGGATTAGTACTTGTAAAAACACAAGCAGTTGGTACCGCAGTTTCAACGGTTGCCGTAACTGGCGCGTTTAGTACGGACTACGACAATTATTTAATTACCTACAACAACGGTGTTGGTTCGGGAACTGGCGCATTGTTTACAATGGTTTTAGGTTCAACTACAACTGGTTATTACTATTCGTTTATTGGCGCAAACTATAACACCACGCCAAACGCTGGCGGTTCAGCAAACACATCAAACTGGGGTTACATCGGCACATCAGATTCGGCAGGTAGTTCGCTTTCAGTTTCGGTGCAAAGTCCATTTCTCACAAAACGAACAACTTTTAGCAGTAATAGTCCTTTTGCAAACACATCAACATCGGTTCAGGCGTTGGGAATGTTGGATAATGCAACCAGTTATACGGGTTTTACTCTCGGAGTTAACACAGGAACAATGACTGGCGGAACAATTAGGGTTTACGGATATGTCAACAGTTAGGAAACAATAATGACTATTTACCTAATCCAAATAGATGACACCGAGCGACCTGCAACACCAGAGGAAGCCGCAGAAATAGAAGCACAGCGCGCAAGCATTCCGCCAATTAACTAATGCGTTGGCGTTACCTAATCGGTTACGGCATGCTCATTGCGGTCGTTTTGTGGGGATTTGCTGGGTGCGCTGATCGGACTCGAATGAACTGCATCCGCACAAAGAACCAAGCGATCACGCTCACCACAGAGATCGCGGTCGGCGGTGGTCGCTGTGGCTAAATACACCAACGACGAAATCAAAGCACGACTCATCCTTGTCGTCGGAATAGGTCTCACATGCGCGTTTGTCGGCTCAATCTTTACCTTGCTGTATGGCCTGCTATTTGTCACCCAGCCACTCGAGCAAGCCCCAAACGACGCAGAAGCATTCTCGGTGCTTAACCCAATGCTTATGACCTTGAGTGGCGGTCTTATAGGATTGCTTGCATCTAACGGATTAAAAAACAAATCAAAGGACGGTCGTGATGAAGGCTAAAGACAAAGCAATGCTTGCCAGTTACCTACGCTCAGTCGTGGGCGCGCTTATCGCCGTTTACTCAACTGGCACAACAGACCCACGTGACTTCGGCAAAGGTGCGATCGCAGCAATCATCCCACCATTGCTTCGCTGGGTAAACCCCAAAGACTCGGCATTCGGTCGTGACAGTAGCCAAAGCTAAGCCGGGCATCCCTAACGCTAGGGATTACATCGGCAACGCAGACGGTCCAGCACCTAAACCTCGAGCAGGAATGGACGAATGGATCCGTCAAGCAATCGCAGCTTCCAATGGTTCACTCTGGAACAACGGTTCATGGGGTCAACGTGACATGCGCGGCAAGCCAGGCTCATTGTCGGTGCACGCTACTGGCAGAGCTGTTGATCTGTCGTATCGCAAAAGCGAAAAAAACCCAAAAGCAGGCCGTAAAGAAGCGCTTGTCTTTATTGACAAACTGGTTGCTAATGCCAACGATCTTGGTCTGCAATGTATTTTGGATTACTTCCCAGAACCACAGGGTCGAGCATGGCGTTGCGATCGGTACGCATGGCTCAAATATGACAAGCCAACAATTCACGGTGCACCAGGTGGCGATTGGTTCCACATTGAGATCACACCACAGGCCGCCGACTCAGTAATCTGGGTTAAAGCCGCATTCTTAAAGGTGTTTGGGGAAATCCCACCTAAGGCTTGACCTATCCCCTAAGGTCGAATTACCGACAAAAGGACAGGCGATGACTGAACCGCAGATAGTTGACTACAGCGTCTATATAGGCGTGATGGATAACGGTCAAGAAATTCTGGTGCAAATCTTCACAGACCCCGACTCGGGAAAATACTTACAAGGACA